AGCACTATCAACAAGCGATGGTTCAACACCAGCACTTGGATTGGCAGAGTGCGTTAAAGATTCTTGCCACATTTTCCAAGAGTGAAATTTCGGTGGTCCGAAATCATTTGGTACTCCAGTTACTTCTTCAACAATATCAGAAATAGGGGTAGGAATAACAGAACTCTTAGTGTGAGTAGCACGTTGGTTGTTTTGTCCCACATACTCAACATTACTTCCAATAGGAAGATAGTTGACAGGTGAATTAACATGTACATCTTGATTGATGACAACTTGCTTTTCATACTTGGTGACTGGAAAATCACCATTCACATGGCTAGGGAAAGTACCCTTCCATTCTTTGTGAGCGGCATGGATGGCTTCTTTTAATTCTAGCCGAGAAATGTGCAACGCTTTACCACTGGAATTTCAAGTGACTCCACGTAAATGGATTCCAATAATAGTTGGGCGAGCAAATGCGCCTACTAATGTAGCCATGCACATACCAGTGAAGGTATTGTAAGGTGCATTATATTGGTATCCGGGTCCTCCGGATTCGGAGTTCCTGATGTAGTTAGCACGAACTAAATCATCTCTCACTTCTCCCGTTTGATCACGGTAGATCAAATGGGCGGAACCTGATGCGGTACACTCATTAGGAAATAAATCAGTAATATCCTTATGAGGTCCGCCGGATTCAATTGAGACTAAGCAAGCATCTTTTCCAGGAATTGGAGTCATGGATTTGACACTAACAAAGCCCCTGAATGTGGAGTTCAGGTTGAGAGGATCTCCTTTGGTGACAAGCACTTTCATATCTTTACGATTTTCAAAAATATGCAGCGGCATGAGATACATAGTACCTCCTACTGCTAGAATATCGCAAGATTGTTGAAAGCCATTCTCAACGAATTTGGCGTGAAATAAATTCTTTGTTACACGCGAGACCACTTGTGCTTCTGTCATAGTAGCATTTGTAGAAGTCACGTGAAGGGAGGCTGCAATAGCATTCGCCCAAGGATTTACTTCTTCATCCCTTTTCTTAATCTCTTCAACAGTCTCTGGAGCGAGAACTGTCTGCTGCTCATGAACTGTCCTCATCGTAATGACTAAGGAATACAGAATTTTTGCAACAACACAGATAGAAAAGAACTGAACTGCCTTACATTTTCGAATAGAAGCAAAGAGATCATGAGTTACATCACGCCGTGAGGCGAGTTGTTCACACATATCACTCTTCCACTTCGTGAGTACGCTATAATGAATTAAAGCACACATAAGAAATGAAAAGACAATCAGAGAGAGGGAGAGAGATCCAAAAGGCAAACCAGTTAAACACATAAACATAAACATCATAATCATATTCTTACGAGATTCCCGTTCAAGTTCCAAAAATTCTCTAGCATGATAAAACATGTAAA